AGCGGATACGGGAAATAACTGGAAGCCCGCGCGTAGTGGGATTAACCGGATGATCGACGAAGCGACAGGAGCGGATCGGGCGTTCGTAGAGCAGTTCGTGGCATGGTTCAACGAAAATGTGTGGGGGCCGATGGAGGGACCGTAATGCGCCTGAACAACGCGCGACAGATCACCGGGGACGCGCTGGACGACGCTCTGGCGGCCGTAGGCTGCTGCCCCGACACGCTCACGCCGTCGCAATTCTTCGACGAGCGCCGGCCAGCCGATCCCTACCACGCGGAGCGCAAGCTCTGGATTAAGGCGTTTGAAACCGCGCTGGACGATTGCCGGTACATCCCGAAGGGTGGGCACGGCCATCCCCAAGGCAGGAGCCGGGAGCGGGCGCGGCTGGATGCTCTGGAATGGCTGAAATCGGACGATACGGGGCTTCTGAGCTTCCGGTGGTATTGCCTGATGCTCGGCTTCGACGCCGGGGCTGTGCGACAGAAGCTCTTGAGCTTGACGCAAAATGCGGCTATTATGCGGCAATGCAATGTGTCCAATGTAAAGCAGCCATCCCTTTTGAGCGTGAGAAACGTCGAGCGAAATATTGTTCCGACCTCTGTAAAGTTGCTCGCCAGAAAGAGCAATGGAGGGAACAGAACGAACGCCCGGAAATTCGTATCGCAAGCGGAACGGTCGGAGCGATTGGGGAACTGAGAGCTGCGGCAGAACTTCTCTCAAAAGGCTATGAGGTATTTCGTGCCGTGAGCCAGTCTTGTTCCTGTGATTTGGCGATTCTGAAAGATGATGAACTGCTTAGGGTCGAAGTGCGTACCGGATTTTACTCTCCTAATGGGAAGTTAAGTTATAACCGAGGACGGGATCGTGCATCGTCCGCGAAATACGATGTGATGGCAGTCGTCTCTGCGAAAGAAATTCGGTTCTTTGGAGCTTTAGGTGATCCTCACCCCTCAGTCAATATTACGCTTGTGTGTGCGCACTGCGGCCAATCCTTCACCAAGCGCAAAGGAAATCAACGCTATTGTTCTTATGTTTGTATGCGGGATGCTGGCGCGGACAGAGACAAGTTACGACCGAATCGAAAACGGGCGTCGATATAGCCTGCTCAGCGGCGAGCCTGTTCTGACGAAGAGGGACAACAGCCGGGAGCGGCGGCAGGCACCGCGACCGAAGCAGGAACGGAGGTGCGCGTGATAGACTCTAAAGGGCGATGTTGTGGCCGAAAACCGTTGCTCTATCGAAGCTGGTGGTCCACAGCCACCGGACCTCATTATTTCTGTTGCCGCTGTTCGCGTGCCTATTCAGTAATAACCGGCGAACAGATCGAGAATTGGGCATGGGTCTTTTTGCGAGTAGATGACACAAATCCACCGTTGATGCGCGATACTTGGTGCCGTAGGGGAAAGCCAGACCCAAAACCGCTGCCAAACCCGGCCGACGAGCTGCCAAGATGCCCGGATTGTGGCGCGGTACTTGAATGCGATTATAGCTCTGAATCGAATCGTTGGATTTGCGAAAGGTGCGGTTTTGAGCACGACGAAGCAAGTTTTTGACCAGCAATGACCCCCAAGCGTCACCCATCGGGCCGGAGTCCTCGAAGCATCGTCCGCTCACGCTGGCTCCCCCGCCAACTCCGCAAGGAGTGACGATGTGGCTCCGGCACCGATGGGGTTTTTCAGGAGGATGAGATGAAAAAAGCTAAAAAGGCAACGCAGCGAATGACTATCACGCGGCTACGAAGTGAGTACAAAATCAGTCGGCCCGGATGTCGCGATGGCTACTGCGTTGGCTTAGAAGGTGTCGAGAAATCTCTCTGGGATTATTTCGAGCCTACCCAACGTAAGGAACAAAAACCGAGCGATCCTGCCTAGCGCACCACGACCACCACGCAGGTACACCAGAGCGCGCCGGCGAGCAGCGCCAGGGCGACAGCCAGCTTGAGCCATCGGTAGCGGGGACGTTCGGGATAGGGCCAACTGGATACCATCTCGACCTCCAACGGCTCGATAGGCTGCTCGTCCCACGTCGCGCCGATTTTGCCCATCAGAAGCGTGCGGCGGCTAATCATGACGGCTCCGAACAATCGCAGACTGGACAGCGATGCTCGCCACTCAGCTTCTCCACCAGCGACGCCAGCCGGTCCCGTTCGGCCCGCAGCGCATCCCGTTCCGCAATCAGCGCCGCCTCGGTCATCGGCTGGCCGTCGCGCACGCGGTCTGCTTCGGCGAGAGCAAAATAGGCGATCTTCCAAGTATGGCTATAAACGGGGCCGAGACTGCTAATCTTCTCCAGCGCCTTGCGGTAACTCCACAATTCAAGTGCCTGTAGCGTGTGGTCCCAGGACACCGAGAGCAGGTCGGCGACGATGGCCTTGATTTCTCCAGCGGTGGAATCGTCGGGCTGGTCGTAGGTCTCGTTGATGATGGCATCGCAGAGCGAGTCAATTTCTTTCAGCTTGTCTCTCACGATTGGCCCTCCTCGTCATCTCCGATAAACCCGCCGCCGAGCTTGCGGACTCTGGTGGTAATCGGATGCAACGCTGGTATGCCATCTTCGGGCGGGCAATCGCAGCCGCTCATGCACTTTGAGTGCGCTCCTGTGGCACAATAGACGCAGAGTTCGGCCTTTGGCTGCTCCGCGACCAAGCGGCGCACCACGTCGGCGGCGTAGGCGTCGATTTCGGCTCGGCACTGCGCGCAGCCACACCCATCGAAACGATTAGCTGCTTCGCGTACCGCTTCGTGCAACTGTTCGGGGGTTAGTGTGATCATGGGTTACTTTCCTATGGCTTTATCAAGGGCTGATATTCAGGCTCGTATTTGAGGACAGCCTTGTGCTGGATACATTTAGCTGCTGGCACACCACTGAAATCAAAGTTTGAAGATACAAACGTCGGAACATGACTCAAGTCTTTGGCTTGGTAGGTTGCCACTTCTTTTTGGCATTCTTCCTTAGTTGCAAAAGGTCTGGACTGGCCCAATGGTCCGCCATAGAACCACAAAGATAATATTATGATCGTTGCGGTCATTTAGCTCACTTCCTCCTTATCTCCTCGCGTGCGGCGCGGGCCGTTTCTTGGACAAACTTCATATAGTTTAGCGCCTGAGTCTCGCGCATTCGTACAAGCGGTTCGCCGAGTTCTAATTCTCTTAGCGCCGCATCCGTTTTCGTGAGCCGTTCGCAGAGCGATTCGATGGTGGTGGCTGCTGGCAGCATATTCGCGTCGTAATACAAGCCTTCCGCGTCGGCCTGTTTACCTCGTTCTCGCAGCTTCGCTGCCAGCGCCAGTGCGTCCGACAGGTCGAGTGTGTCAGTCATGGGATGGCTCCTTCGTAGGGAATAACCAATCGAGCAGTGACCAACCGCACCATGCGCCTAATGCACAGAAAAAGGCTCCCGGTGCTTGGTGCCATCCCGCTCCGTTACAAAAGCCGAAAAACATTCCGCTTGCAAATAGCATAGCTGGTTTCATAGCTTCTCCTTAAACAGTTTGCAGGCGGCATCTATTAGGGCGGCGCGCCAGGCGGGGCCGTAGCCGTCAAATCGCTTTACGTCGAATCCATTTCCCGCTCTGATTGAGATTCGACAAGTAAGATTATGAGCGCCGAAGCTAATCGCAACGGGTGCAACTGTAAGCAGCAGCGCTGTCATCAGCTTGTCCGCGAATGCGGCGTCGAGAACGGGCGGCGGGATGTCTTCTGGACCTTTGTGGTAGTAGCCGTGGATATTGCACCGGCGAAAAGCTGAATTGTCGTCGCACTTCATCCCCGGCTTCCATCCGAGGTCTAGATGCTCGCAGAGGTGGGCGATTTTGTCGGCGTCAGGCAGCATGATTCTCCTTACGGCAGTCGTCATCTCGACCACGTTCTGGTATCGTCGCGGAGATTCGGTGACTTGTTCCGGCCCCCAATGTTCACCTACGAAAAGCTCCTGTTTCCCACTTTCCGATTCCGCCGCTGCATCGAAAAACGATTCCTCAGTTGGAAGATATTGTTCCGGCAGCGATTCTACTTTTACGAGATACGAAGCTTGCTCTCGATCATCCCGATCGAGGTCAACCAGAAACATGTATCTCTCTGGAGACTTTGTTATCACTTCGCGCAGGGACGCAAGTCGCAACAAATATCTTGCCAAATCTTGCGGAAGCGTTCGGAGCACCATCCATCGATCAATGTCGTCCGCTCGATCGCACCAGTAATACAGATACGGATCGCCACGCTCGCTACGAAACTCAGCCAGCAACGGCCCGTCGAATGATTGCAGCGTCCGAACATGCGTGAGCGTCACCGGTAACCCGGTCATTTTTGATGCCGCGCATTGTGTAATCAGATCGATCATAGAGGGCCTATAACAACTACTAAGGGCACCAGATCTACACCAGCGTACTCGTGCAGGTCGAAATGTCCCTCATCGTCTGTGTCGGTCTGCGCACCATGGTCGTTCTGAAGATCGATTCTCGCAAGGTGATCGCCACTCCGTATGTTGAACTGTCGGAAGCTTTTCATGAATTTGGCGAACGCTACGCGCGCTTGTTCTTCGGTTTCGAAGAATGAAACTCCGCAGTCGGAACAACACCCTTTCTGCCCGAATCTATTTCCCAACTTCAACGCATGTACCTGAAAACTCCGCGCATCCACGGGCGGAGAGAACACAAAATGGAACCCGGGACGTTCACGTCCCTTCGCCTGCGACGGCGGGCAAGGCTTCTCCGCATCCGGCACCTGCTGGTACAGACTCGCGTATTTGAATGTCGGCACGACCTCGCAGTTTATTCATTGTACACTCACGGTTTCAACCGAAGATATAACGACGATTTTCCGCCGACGGGGATTCCAACACGTTTCCTGATAATATGCCATCGGGTGAAATCTGGGGCGGTGTCAGTTTCTGTGCAGGATCATCGTGCTGCACAAATAGTCGAGCCATTTGAGGGCTTTTTGTGCAAAGCCCATCGACGCGATGACCTATGTGAAATTCAGCATCTGCCCACAAACCGCCCGCCCCATCCGTGAAAAACAAGAACCAAAAGCCTTCCGGTTCCTCAAAACACTCCTCAATGGCAAAACCAAAATCAAACATCACGTCATCCTCCTAGCGCCTGCCACCAATGATACAGCGGCGCGGTCTTGTCGATGTTGGGGATCACGTCGCGCGTCACGCCGGCGACCAGGAGCGCGATGGCGCAGGTCAGGATGCAGAGCGCGGCGACCAGCACGGCCCAGTCGTAGCGGTTCATGATTGCGGTTCCGTGATCCAATGGACCTTAGGACAGTCCGGGAAGGCTTCACGCGGCGTTCCTATCGGCATATCAAGGGTATGCTCCAGCGGCGGCACATAATCGGGCGGTAATTGAAGAATCCAGCCGCAACCTTCGCAACGCCAGCGCACGATGCCAACCGTTTCTATTGGCTTATCGCAATTCGTAATCCAGCGCATCGTCGTCTCCTTGGGCGCTCAGGCCCGCCGGGTTCGCACTTCTAGATTGTCAAGCGCGTTGTTGCCCGGATCGCCGTCTTTGTGGTGGATTTCCTCTACGTCGTGGACAGGACACGGCTTGAAATTTCGGACGCCGCTGGTGCCCCGCGCGAAGGCCTTCCCGTAGCTCGCATTGATGTAGCAGCGACAACGAGGCTTGCGCTCTTGTACCACCCGCGTGTTCGGTGTCATCGTCCTGCCTCCCTAGAACCAATACGGACAATAGGGAACGTTCCAGAAGTCTTGAATCTGGTCATCGGTGAACGTGACCAACACCAAACGGCGCTCCTTGCCGATGAAGCTAAGCGATCGGATGTTTAAGTTCAGCATAGTCCCTCACTCCCTTGCGGCTACCGCCGGCGTTATCGCAAACTTGCGAGCGCCGCACGTGCCTGATTAAGCGCCTGTTGTGCTTGCTCTTTCGCGCTCTCGGATTCCACTGTTTGCAGCTTTTGTTCGCGGCGGATAATCAGCGCCTCGAGTTGGTGTCGCAATCTTTCGGGGTCCATCGTTCCTTCCCTCCTAAGCGTTGCTGGGTCTCCGGCGCGAGCGCCCAGCGGGTTACGGTGGCGGCAGTTCGGGGCGTGCGACGTGGGTTGCATGGCTAGCCACGCTCCGCGAATGCGTGATGCACTTCTTGAAAATGAGGCTGGCGAACACCGAGGCCGGTCACGATCAAAAAGTCAAACACGTTGTCGCCGGTATCGCCATGTTCAACTAAATCGCTATCGATATTGAGGCACACATGGCTGCGATGCTCGTCACACGCAGCTTGGCTATGTGGATAGAGCTTGCCGCATTCGCAGACGTGGGCGACGTGATAACGATGGATCAGGCACTCACAGCCCGCTTGTTTCCAATTTTCTAAGGTTGCCATAGTCCCTCATTTCCTTGCGGCCGCTGGCGTTAGCGGCCAAGTCCAGTGTGCCTTCCATTGTCATCCCCTCCGAAGATTCGCTCGATTGCGAGTTATGCGTCCCAATGAATCGACGTGGCCCAGAGATTAGGGACCACAAATCCCCATACGTTCCATGCGACTAGCAAAGCTATTGGCATCATGCAGTCAAACATTTACGTTCCTCCATATCATTACTATACACAAACCCCTATTGATTGTCAATAGCCCCGAACGAATTTATTTCAGCGCACGCCCGCAGCGGGTTTACGCTATGCCCGTTTGATTGACAATCCGAGCGATTGCGCGTATGCTCTGGATTCATGGACCTGGGCATCGAGTTTTTCAAGCAGTGCGGACAACGCCGCTGGGCCGGAAAATCCCAAGAGGCCAAGAACGCCCAGATGGTGAAAGCTCGCGCAGCCCGCTGGCCTACCGTGAAGTGTCAGCAATGCGGCAACCAGACGCCACGCAAGCGAGCGGTCGAGTTTAGCAAGCATCGGTTCAGGTGCCGAGACTGCGACAGGAAGACCCTGAAGCCTCGGCGCAAGGCGGATAACGCGGGCGGTACGCCTGGTGGTGCGATGGCAAATGTTCGGGTTGGTGGTGTCGTCCGCCAGCCAAGCAGGAATCCCAATGAATGACAATGAGCGATGCGAGCTGATTGCTGAGTGGGCCGATGCGGACTGTCAACGGTGCGGAATCTCGCGGAGTAATCACAATGAGCGCTCCTGTTTGGCATATTGGGCACCGGACTTCGTATCTGACTTAACTGCCACCATGCGCGCCGCTCGCAAGCTGCCGCTCGGTGAGCGCCTTATCGTAACGAGTGAGGGCCGCGCCTACATCTTCATCGGGAGAGAACGAACCACCAAGCCCGTAGAAATCGACGCTGGCCCCGCCCGTGCCGCCTTCCTCGCCCTGAGCGACTATCTGAGCAAGTAATGAATGGTATGAAAATTTTTGCTCGAATTCTTATTGCTACGACGGTCGTGATCGGTATTTACGATCTCGGTTATCAGAATGCGCGCAGAAAATATCGCGTCGCCCCAGATTGGTCAGCCGTTACATTAGGGCCTCTGCTTGAACACATCCCAGTTGGCTCCCAGCCTGATTGGGATGCCCTTCAACGGCAATGTGCTGTTCGGTGCGGCGGTTCTCAATTCATCGAGCGGTGGGTCGAAGTTGATGGTAAACTACTCCAATGCCAATGCGGAGCCGAGTTATAGATATGCGTGTTTAACCCCTGACTCTCTGGTTGGCTGGCTGGCTGGCGCAGAATGCGAACGATAATCTGATATTTTCGCAAAAGACGCAGACCACTTTTCGCATATTACCGTCGCATAAGTAAGATTATGTTAACTACATGCGAATGACTGGCCCTCGCGCTGTTCTGCTCGAGACGTGGCGGAGGCATCGAGGGCGTTGTCAGGTCTGCCAGACAGCCGAGCATCCCTGGTCGATGTGCCGCTACGCCTGGAGTCTGTTCGCCCTCCAAGCTCCGGCCCCCTCAAAATCCGCTAGAGGTTCTCTTAGGCCGGCATCTTCTTTGCGCCCCCGGCCTTCGCGGAGTCCCTAGTGTAAAACCCCGACTCAAATCTGAACGGAATTAGCCTCTGAATTACGAGTTTGATATTGCGCTGAATTAAGAAAGGGACTAGAAGGGAGGAATGCCACGACCGGAAGCGCTCGAACGCTATTGGAATGAGCATCCCGACATGGCTCAGCGCGTAGGGCGTAAGCCGGAGCCGCCACGTCCTGAATTCCCTGAGAATGGCACTTTAGTCGAGCAAGAGCAGTGGTTCCGGCGGGAGTTTTTACGGCTTGCCAAAGGAGAGAAGGACGCCAAGGAAAAGGCCGCGCTGCTGCGGCTCGCGTATCAGACATTGCCGAAGAGGAACGGGAAGGCCGCTGGAGACGCGGGGGATATGTACGCGGAGCATCTGAGGAAGCTGGCGGAGGCGAGCGAGAAGAAGCTGGAGGCGGAGCGGAAGAAGAAGCCATAGCAGCTATTGACTTGTAGTTAGAAGCAGCTTAAAATGCGGAGCATGAAAATATTTGTGTTTTGGCTCGGCATCGTCTTGCTCACCTATTCTCAAGCGGTTGGTGACGTGCAAATGGCTTACGAGCTTGAGGAGCCGTGCTATATGTCGAACCAGGTAGATTCCTTTGACGTTCTCTGGCCGGGGCTTCTCGCATTAACTCCAATCGGTGGTCAGGTAGTCGCATTTGGGTGGGCGGTCGCTCTCGCGGTATCTTATGGGCGGTGGCCAAGGCCACGACTCAGAATCGATTACGCAAAAGCGCAACGGGTGTGTGGCGGCGCGCAGATCGATGAAAACCGTAAAGTGTGATCGTTGTCCGCATGAGCATCCGTGTCCTGGGCGGCTGAGCAACGTAGAGCGGGCGCGCAAGGGGATCGAGGCGAGGATGGCGAATGCGATTAAGAGAGCTGGCGTGGCGCAACAGGAAGACGCACCGGACTTAAAATCCGGCAACACTGCTGGTTCGACTCCAGCCGCCAGCACCAGCGGAGAGGTAAAGCGTAATTGCGTACCGCCCCTGTCCCGAAAACAGGTGCCTCAAAAGGGCGTGGGGGTTCGAGTCCCTCCCTCTCCGCCAGAAAATCCGGGGTCGGGAGCCATCCCGCATGCAGGAGCCACGCTGTGCGAGCACCGCAACGATCCGAAGACCTGCCGGGTGGGGACGTGCGTAGCGGCGCGCGAAAAATGAGCACGATTCTTAGTTCAGATGGTAAGTACCGCTACCGTCTTGAGCGAGAGTGGGATATGTTCAATAAACTCCGCGTCTGCTTTATCATGCTCAATCCCTCGACTGCCGATGCCGAGCGCGACGACCCAACGATTCGGCGCTGTATCAGCTTCGCGAAGCGATGGGGTTATGGCGGCCTGATCGTGGTAAATCTCTACGCCTTTCGCGCGACTGACCCCTCAAAGCTGTGGAAACTTAGTGCTGCCGACGCACTCGGTCCTCTAAATGTGACTCACGTTGCGCTTGCCCTTGAGGATTGCGATCGCGCGATTGCGGCATGGGGAGCCTACGCGCCACCGCCAGCTATCGCCGATCTACTGCGTTCAACTAAACGACTTGTTGAGGCTTTCGTTCCGCGCACCAAGCATGGGCATCCACGTCATCCGCTCTACGTTCGGGGCGATGCTGAAACGGAGGAATATGAATTGTCTGCCTTACCGTCGGCGGTAGCGCCATGACGCCCGAAAACAGCGAGGTATAGAACAATGGCTCTAAAAATCGGTGACATCTGCCCGAAGTGTGAAGGCGGAAGGATTGGCAGACAGCCTCACTATATGAGTGGCTTCGGTGGAGCAGCAGGTACGGTCAGCGGCGAGCATCTGAGATTCTACTGTAACTGCGGCTTTTCAATCATGGCTCCTTGCGCAGATACGCCCAAGCCCAAGACCCGCGGCAAGCCAAAACGGAAATGACGCCCTGCGAGAAGCATAAGCAACGATTCTGCTGGGCCTGCACCTGAAGGCAGCGAGCCGAAAAAGGAAGGTGATTCACATAGACCCGAACGGTCCTTTCAGGATTCCAACGACGGGAGACCCGATAATGCGACGCCCGCTGCTCGTGGCAAGGGTGGCGGGCGCGCGTGAGGTGAGAGGATGGGATTTACGACAATCATTGAACTGAACCATGACTACGCTGGTGAGATCGAGCGCGAGCCGGAAAAGTTTGCGCGCGAAATTCTTGACCATCTCAACAGCGGTAACGAAGTGTACGAGAGCGATGGCTGTCGCATCGGGGGCGGCGCGATCATCTCGACGTTTCATCGCAGCAACAATGACTTTGACAATCTCTGGACAGACTATAAGCGTAAGCTGCGCGACTTTCTTAAATACCTGAGCGACAAGTCCACAGAGATGAAAGCCAAGGGATTCAAATAGTGAGCCGCAGCGCCCTGACCAATCCGCATGCGGGAGGCGACGATGACTGAGAATGAAAAGGCGGCTAGCTTCATCGGGTGGCAACCGGACCAGCGGTGTAAACTTCTTGCCATCGTGGACCTGCTGAACGGCGAATCCGAAGAAACCGTGATACAGCGATACGCATTCAGCAAACGCGCGCTCGCGGCTTTCCGGCGAGTCCATACGATTGAACGAATCAAACTTACGGATGCGATCCAGAACGAGGATGATACGCCGATCGCTTTTGAAGTGGCTGACACACTGGCTTGGTTGACGGTATCGGGTAAGGTCTCGATGACCAAAGACAGCGACGGGAAAATGCTTTTTGCGGCGGCGCGGGAGTAGCATTGAGCGGATGGAGAAGTTATGAAACGAGAGATGACGGCAGAGCAGCGCGCCGAGAAGGGGCGGCAACTCAGGGAAGGGCGGGAACGCAAAGCCGGCCTGAAGGCTCTTGGCGAATCGGCTCATGCGCTTCACGAAACAATCATCGACGATGCGGCGTTGGAACGGCAAAATAAAGAACTGCGCGATCTCATCAAGTGGCTAGCCCCGCGTATCGAGCGCATACCTGGTAGCGGCATCGGGGTGAGCCAGACGATGTGCCTACTTTGCGTGTTGGGCAAGCCGGAATTCAAACGGCTCCCGTGTCGGCATGGCGAAATTTGGAAGATAGCACGAGAGACCTGATGCAACTCTCCGCCGCCGACCGCGAGAGGATCGAAAAAGCCCGCAACGACTACGGCCTCTATTATCTTTCAATAAACCCCGGCTATTCTTACGTTCCCTACCAGCAAGAGTGCATCGTTCCCGCGCTCCAAGAAATCGAATCTGGTGATAATGACCGGCTGATCATCTTGATTCATGCAGGTGCGTCGAAGACCCGGCTCTGCACCGCGGGCTTCGCGCCATGGGTCTTGGGCCGTCGCCCTGACCGTCAGATTCTCGTCATCAGCTATGGCGACAAATCCGCTTCGGAATTTGGACAGACGATCCGCGATCAACTCAATTCCGAGATTCACCATCTTGTTTTCCCGTGGTGCGAACTGAAAGGCGCAACGCAGGCGACCAGTTATTTTCAGACGACTCAGGGCGGCAAAATTTACACTGCGGGCTGGGGCGGCGCTATTGCGCGAATCCGAGCCGATTACGTCTTAATCGACGATCCGCTCAAAAACTCCGAAGAAGCCACTTCGGAATCGATCATGGAAGGCCGGATGCGGCTGCTCAATTCGGTCGTCAAGGATCGGTTGAAGCCCGGCGGCAAAATTCTCATCTGTACGCATCGGCTGGCCCCGCGCGATTTCGTTGGCCGCATTCTCGAAAAGGAAGCGCAGCGGTGGAAGATTGTTTGCCTTCAGGCCGAGCCTGCACCCGATAGCATCCAAGCGAAATATCTCGAACCTGGCACCAAATATCTGTGGGAAAAATACTTCGGCGTTCGCAAATACGAAGACGCCAAAAGTGATCAGTGGGCTTGGGAGACGACCTATCAGCAAAGACCGGAACGGGCGCTGCCGCAACGCTTCGAGGTCGAATGGCTGCGCTATTATACCGACAGAATCAATCCGGGGCGCTTCCATACCGGTATGATCGTCGATCCGGCGCTTGCTAAGGGCAAACTTGCCGACCGCAGTTCGATCATGGTGCTGGCTGGTGGCGGCCAAATCAATGTCGCAAAAGAGCATGAAGCGCCACGATACATCAACCAGATTTTGCTCGCCGATTGGGTACTCGATCGGCTCGATCCTGCCGAGCGCACCCGCGCCGTAATCAAGCTCGCCGACAAGTGGGAAGTGGACTGGATTCTCTGGGAAGAAGTCGGCATGAGTTCTGATTCCTTCTATCTTGATCAGGAAATCGAGGCGTTCGGACTCAACTGCCCTGTGATCCCGATCGGACGGCGCGGCCCTCGGCACAACTGGAGCAAGCACCAGCGTATTATGCAGTTGATCCCAGATTTCAAAGAGGGACGCATTGTATTGCCGAACGAATTGATTTACAAACAGCGTGACGGGCAGAAAGTGGACCTGATCCGGTATTTCGTGGAGTCGGAGTATCGTCCTTACGCTGGACCGGGGAGCTTGGCGCATGATG